AGCGTCACAGCAAGTGCCTTTTTATGTATCCATAGTGTAATGGCAGCATCGCGGTCTCCAAAACCGTCAGTCTAGGTTCGAGTCCTAGTGGGTACGCCAAATAAATAAGCGACAACAACAGAGTATAATAACATGAATATTGATCTTAATAGTTATATAAAAATTTATAAAAACCGTGTAGACGATACCTTATGTAAAGAAATATTACAGCAACAATCTAGACCAAGTGCGATATGGAAAGAGCATAGATGGCGTAACGAACAACATGAAGTGATAAAATATCAGGAATATGAACCTGAAGTGTGCGATGCAAGCACTATATCGAATACTCCAATTTTAATGAATATTGTTTGGCATACTATTCAAGATTATGTTCGAGAATTAAATACTCCTTGGTTTACTGGTTGGCGCGGTCACAGTCTTGTAAAATATATAAGATACCCTATAGAGACTAATATGAAAATGCATGTTGATTTCATACATAACATATTTGACGGGGAACGCAAAGGTATTCCAATACTAACAGTTATAGGATTACTAAATGACGACTTCGAAGGTGGTGAATTTAATTTGATCGGAGTAAATCAAAAAATTATAGCTGGCGATATAATGATTTTCCCATCATCATTTATGTACCCTCATGAAATTAAAGTTATAACTAAAGGTTGCAGACATTCATTTCAATCATGGGTGTGGTAACGTTTATCTCTAGTTTATTAGTAAAGGACTATGATCCAGGTGGACTCGTAAGAGAGGTTAGTCTATGCCGGAAGCGTAGAAAGACCGGTTGTTTTAAACAGCTCGACAGCTTCAGAGACACTTAGGGTTTACAGCCTAGGAGAGTGTGATGAGCAAGCAGGATCCCATGTTAGGCGAGACAAAAGAAGCAGGGCTGTAAACTCTGGGTCGCCTTGTAAGTAACCAAAACTTCGTGGTCCTTTACTAATAAATTTACAGTGCGGTGGCAGAGAGGCCCAATGCAGTGGATTGCAAATCCGCAACACCGTCGGTTCGAATCCGACCCGCACTTCCAGTTGAGAAGATAAGTAAGTTTACGCCCAGGTGATGGAATTGGTATACGTGTTGGTCTTAGAAGCCAAATTTTGCGAGTTCGAGTCTCGCCCTGGGCACCATATAATGCGGGATTAGTTTAATGGTCAAACGAAACCTTGCCAAGGTTTAGTCAGGAGTTCGATTCTCCTATCCCGCTCCATACAATCCGGTCCTTGGTGAAATGGATATCATTCTGGTCTTCGAAACCAGCGGTGGGAGTTCGATCCTCTCAGGACCGGCCATTCTCCCTGTAGTTCAATGGACAGAACAACTTCCTCCTAAGAAGTGGATGCAGGTTCGATTCCTACCGGGGAGACCAATAAGTTCAAAAGGTATTGACTTACGATTGCAATAAGTATATAATAACTATGCGATCGTAAGCAAATAGGCAAAGCTCTCACCCTAGGGTCGAGGACGGGGCACGACAATATGTCGCCTTTGGAGGTTCGAAGCCTCCCGGTCGCACCATATAAAAGCACATTTAGCATATCTATAAGCTATGCACTTGGAAAGAACACCTCCGTTGAGAAAAGTTCTAAGTGTGCTTCTATATGGAACGGTCCTATAATGGTATTAGAGCAGATTGCTAATTTTTCAATCGTAGTAATACGATTTCTGAGTTCGAGTCTGGTTACTAATTATAAAGGAGAAAATGTATGAGATACTGTATAGAAGAGTTATTCCCAACACCAATATATTGGGGTGTGATGAATGACATATCTAAAATCCAATCAGAAATCGAAACTGCTATCTCAAACATAGAATTTAATGGATCCAACAAAACCTGGGGCAAATCCGTAGATGTAACTAACCTATTAGGCGATATTATTAAAGAACAAAATATGGTTTCTTTTGAAGAAACCATAGATTTACATCTACAAAATTATTGTAGAGAGATAGGATTTCAATTTAAAGAGTATACAAGAGCTAGTTGGTTAACAAAAACAGAAAAGAATAATTATACACACGTACATGATCATTCGCATACAGATATTAGTGGATGCTATTATTATCAAACAAACAGAGAAGATGGTAATATATTTTTTATGACACCTACTACTTCTTCTAGTTCATATTGTTTTCAAAAGTATGCAGAAAGATGGGACCATAAACCAATAGTGGGAAAATTACTGCTATTTCCTAGCTATCTCTTGCACGGTGTTAAAACAAATGTAACCGATTCTACTAGAATTAGTTTATCTTTTAGTGTAAGTTTTAAACGATAATTATAAATTAAAGAGAAGCTGTATGTGAGCCATACAGCGACATGCCTAAAGAAGTAGGATTTAATTCTGATTGGGATTGCCAACTTTTAGGAGTATAACGTATTACTAGTATAAATTAATACGTAAGATAAAGAACATGGAACGGTCCTATAATGGTATTAGAGCAGATTGCTAATCTGTCGCTCGGCGTAATCCGGGTTCTCGGTTCGAGTCCGAGTCGTTCCGCCAAATTTTTAACAAAGAGAGAATCAAATGAAACCAGGCAAAACATTTAACCTTAGTAAACAAACAAAACGTTTTATGGCAACGATCGTCGACCCAGTCGCTCGCCACGCATATAAGAACGCAATGATTCAAGCAGAGTTGGCAGCGGCAGTTGTTGTTAAACGTGAACCACGTGACAACAAAGGTAGCCCACGTGGTACTGGTTATACCAATACTGCAACGAGTGCAACTCCTAGTGCATAAGTAAAATGTGTTGAACCTCCGAACTGTATAAATAAATACATCGGAGGTTCGATATGAAAATATGTCCTAAATGTAACACGTCGCATGAAAAGTCGGGAAAATTTTGCAGTAGGAGTTGTGCCAACAGCAGATCATTTACAGCAGAAACTAACGAGAAAAAAAGAAAATCTAATTTAGAATTTTATTCTAATTTTACGTTAGACGAACGAAAAGAGTTTCACGCACAAAAAGAAACTAAGTTTGATGCTTATGCTCGACAATTAAGAGTACAACAAAAAAACTTAGAAACTTCATGGAGACGTCCTCATCACGAAATGGGACACGGCTCGGTTAGAAAAAGATTACTACATGAAAGAAATCATACTTGCGAACTATGCGGTATAGGAAACGAATACAACGGAAAACCGTTATCATTAGAACTAGATCACATTGACGGTAATAGTAGTAATAACAAAGTTGAAAATTTAAGAATTCTTTGCCCTAACTGTCATTCACAAACACCGACACATAGAGCAAAGAATATTAAATATAAAAGATTATTAAAAGAATCAATTCCCCGATAGCACAGAGGTAGTTGCGCTTCGCTGTTAACGAAGATGTCGTACGTTCGATCCGTACTCGGGGAGCCACGTACACCTAATACTTAAATGTCAGATATAAAAATAATAGAAAAAGAATTTATTCCAAATTTTTTTAAAGAATCCCCAAAAGGAAGATTTTTAGAAATAGGGGCAAATGACGGAGAGCCGGGGAATTTACATGAACCAGTCTGGCCGTTGGTAGAAATGGGTTGGAGTGGTGTCTATTGTGAACCTAATCCCAATGCATGTTCAAAACTATTAACAAATATAAAACCATATAATAATATTACAGTTATCAATGGCGCTGTTAGTATTAAAGGTGGATTAGAAACATTTTATATAACAGATGATTATCCGATGGTTTCTAGTTTAGATCCTAACTGGATATCTCGACAATCGTTTGTTCCAAAGAATAGTGATCAATATTCTATTACTACTAATACTTTTACTATGCAAGATTTAGTTAATTGTGTAGGACTAGATTTTAATTGTATATCTATTGATATTGAAAATACACATGAAGTGTATGAAAAACTTGTTAATAGTTTTAATTGGAAATTGTTCAACCAGTGTAAGGTTATTGTAATTGAATTGTGTAATGAAACTATACAAAATTATTTTATTTCTATAGGGTACACATGTGCAGGACAATCTGCATATAATACAATATTTGTTAGATAATGAATTTGGGGGATTAGCTCAGTTGGGAGAGCGGTTGCTTTGCAAGCAATAGGTCGCAGGTTCGATCCCTGTATCCTCCACCAATTTTAGGAAATGTAATATGAGTAAAGGTTCAAGACCACGTCCGTACAGTGTTAGTCAAAAAGAGTTTGGTAAAAACTATGATGCGATCTTTGGAAAGAAAGATCGTCGAGTTGTTGAAGATGCAGAAGCTGAAGATGAAGCGTTCAAACTAGTTGACAAGACTAATAAGAACATGTATAATACTAGCACAGAGACAGACAAATAACAAGCCGACTTAGCACAGTGGTAGTGCAATCGCCTTGTAAGCGATAGGTCATCAGTTCGAATCCGATAGTCGGCACCAAAAACCCGGATTACACTTTTTCCGTTAAGAAAGTGGGTGGGGCAGTCACCATAGAGAGCGCCGGGTATTCAATGCTATGACCATTAGTTCTCTGAGTTAAGGGATACTAGAACGCATTGGGTGAGGTTTAGCACCTTCCCAGAAGAACAAATGTTATGGACGGGGCAACCACCCAGTCTAGGGCTCATGTGGTGTGAGTAGCTAGACACTTTTATAAAACATATTAGGCAACATCGGCACTGCCCGAATAGTAAGATAGCCTAGCTCCTAGTGTGTTTCATAAAAGTATGCGGGGTTAGTTTAATGGCAAAACAGCAGATTTCCAATCTTCGGTCGAGAGTTCGATTCTCTCACTCCGCTCCAAAGTTTAACAACAACCTAAAAGGTATAACATGTCATTTAAAACATTGAGTCGCGGTCCAAGTGTTGATACAGATCTCTGTGTCGAGTTGTCAGGTGGCAATAGATTTGATTTGGTTATTATGGCAGCGGCTCGTTGCCGTGAATTGGCTAGAGAACATCGTAATGCTGAACGTGGATATCAGTTAAATGCACCAGTCACTGCTCTGCTTGAGTTTCAAACAGGCAAGATTGGACGTGAGTATATTAGAAAAGTTAGATAAGATTTAGGGTCGTTAACTCAGTTGGTAGAGTTCCTGCCTTACACGCAGGCTGTCGGCGGTTCGAGCCCGTCACGACCCACCAGTTTATTCGGAGCGTAGCGCAGTCTGGTAGCGCATCTGGTTTGGGACCAGAGGGTCGAAGGTTCGAATCCTTTCGCTCCGACCAAATATGTGCTAGTTCATTTAACTAGCTGGTGGAAAGTCACTAACCAGTGGCCCCTACTAGGATGCTAGCAGCAACTTTAAACTTTTGGTATAAAGAAAAATGCATCCTGTTTCACCAAAATGTAGTGACAAGACAGTGAAATACTGTTATAATAGATACATAGCAAGCAGTAATGCAAGCTAACAAGTTTTAGGATCGGTACAGCAACATTCATATACTATGAACTGTTAGACACTGTGGTAGAAACTGGAGCAGAGTGCGTAAAAACACCGAGCGTTGAAGGTGACTATTGATACAAGACTAACGAGCACAGAGTGATGGCCTGTGTAAAATAAAAGCAGTCAACAACGATCCTGTTATATTTGGATGACTACAGCAACCTAAAATACTAAAGTAACCGCTATAGACGGTGACCGTAGGGTACAGTAGAAATACTGTTCTAGAAATAGACGCTCACGGAATAGACGACAGTATGGAAAGACATACTATGTGTTCACTACAGAAAGCCGAGTGTGAATAGTCAACATGAATGTTGATATGGTCTGGGTGCCGTAATTGGCCAGACCAGAATACTAAACAAATTGGCACGATCATCCTGTTAAAATGAGATATGAATTTTAAAAATTATAACCTATTTTTTCATACTGAATCGTCAGTTGATCAATTGTGCTTTAATCTACGTGATAGTCCTATTACTGAAAAGTGGATTAACACATTGATAAATGCAGAGTGCAAAGACATTGTTGATGTAAACATGCATTTTGAAGGAAGTAAGGTCGAGATTGAAAATCAGCTAGAACAATTAGTTACATTAGTAGCAACAGAAAAACCAGAAATTTTAAACTTCTGGAGAAAACCGTTGACGCAGGGGATTATGAATTCTTTGCATCAATATTTTCATAAATCTGTAGAAACTGAGAATTTTTCAAGCCAGTCAATTAAAGACATTTTATGTAATATAAACCCATTAATACATTACTGGGAATCACTAAAAGAAGAGTCGGCTAATTGGGTTTATTATCGATTAGATAGTAGTTATAAAGAACTGATTAGTGATGATCTTAGAGCCTATTGGAAGATAGAGGACGTACCTCCGGGTAGTTTAAGATTAGGTTACCACACAGTCGGTAAAGATCTTTGGACATGTTTTAGAGATAACGATATACAAGTAGTAAAGAACGGATTAGTTAGACCACAGTTAGATATTCATTCTCAAGTATTTTTTCGAATAGAAGAACTGATTCTGCCATATTCTAGTGATGTATTATTATCAAAATTTGATCGGTGGTGTAATATGAATAATACTGTTAACTACGGAGTCCATTCAAAGGATCCAACTCATCGATTTGGAATGAAACCGATATTAGGAACTTTGAAAGATTTTCCTTCAAAGGAAAAAATTGTGAGTATGTGGAAACACGCTAAGAAGATTACTTGGACACTTGAATGAAAAGAAGTTGACATTGATTGATAATCATGTACAATATAGATAGTTTAGTTACAGCAACTAAGTTTTAATTAAAGCCTAAACTGAAAGGAAAAGAAAATGAACGCATTTGTAAACGCAATCGCAAATCAAGAAGCCCGTACTGCCAATGGCATGAAGGCTCGTAAGTCAACAGCTAACGCCTGTGTTGACCTGTTCTACAAGATCGGCGCAAGCCGTGGTAAGAACATCACTGGCGAATTCACTGCGGCCTACGTAGAAAACTCTGACGTTGCACTTCGCATCGCACAATGGGCACGTGATGTCCGTGGTGGTGCAGGTGAACGACAAATCTTCCGTGACCTTTTGGTTCACTTGGAAAAGACTGATCCAGATGCCGCTTTGGCTTTGCTGAAGAAGGTACCTGAAGTTGGTCGCTGGGATGACATCTTTGTCTTCTCAACCCCTGCACTGAAGACAGCTGCCTACACAATGTTAGGTGATGCGCTTCGTGCCCAAAATGGTCTTGCTGCCAAGTGGACTCCACGTAAGGGCAAGATCGCGGCTGAAGTACGAGCATTCTTCGGAATGAGTCCTAAGCAGTACCGCAAGTCATTGGTAGCAATGACCACAGTTGTTGAAACACAAATGTGTGCCGGCGACTGGGATAACATTAACTTCTCGCATGTTCCATCTGTGGCTGCTCGCAACTACAAGAAGGCATTCGGACGTCACACTCCTCTGTTCGCAGAGTATGTGGCTAAGTTAGTATCAGGTGATAAGACTGTCAAGGTTAACGCCAACGCAATCTTCCCACATGATGTACTGAAGGGTGTTATTGGTAGCTACCGTTCTAAGTTGGACAAGACAGAAACTGACCACATTGTGGCACAGTGGGACGCTTTGCCAAACTACGTGGGAGATGCCAGCATCATGCCAATCGTAGACGTTAGTGGAAGCATGAGTTGCCCAGCAGGCAATAACACTAGTGTGACTTGTATGGATGTTTCAATCAGCTTGGGCTTGTACCTAGCAGATAAGAACAAGGGTGTGTTCAAGGACACTTTCTTGACTTTCTCAGACAAGCCACAACTTGTTACCTTAAAGGGTAACATTGTTGACAAGGTTGCTCAAATGAGCAAGAGTGATTGGGACATGAGCACTAACCTAAACGCGGCTATGAACAAGATTCTAGACGTAGCGGTTAAGGGCGCAGTACCAGCTGGCGACATGCCAAAGATGTTGCTGATCCTGAGTGACATGCAGTTCAACCAATGCGCCAAGCACGACGACAGCGCAATGGCAATGATCGAACGCAAGTTCGAAGCCGCTGGCTACAGCATGCCACAGATTGTTTTCTGGAACCTAAACAGTTCAGATAACGTGCCTGTTAAGGCAGACAAGAGTGGTGCCGCATTGGTAAGTGGATTTAGCCCAAGTATAATGACTAGCTTGCTAGCCGCTGACTTGGATCAGTTCACTCCAGAAGGCATCATGCTTAAGACTGTAATGAGTGATCGTTACAAGCTCTAATTCGTTGTAGAAATACAACACTGAACCCAGTCGGCTTAGGTTGACTGGGTTTCTTTTTGAGCGTATAATATACACATGTACAAAGTAATAAACAATAAAATAGAAACAGAATTTCCTAACTTAAATGCGGCAATGGCCTATGCTAAGACATTGGATGCTTTTGTCAGCATCACAGGTAGCGAATTTGAAATTGTAGGTATGTTTGGTGTAGACTCTATCAAAAATGGACTATGCCCAGATGGCATTGCTTACGATTGGAACAAGGCGAGCCGTATCGGCCGCGTTAAAAAGGAGAGAATATAATGCCATGGATTGAAAATGTAGCAGCCGCTGATATCCCAATTGGGTTTCATCATGCGGCAGGAGAGAATAGTATGCTGATCAGCATTGTTGATCCAGCCAGCTGGCGCCCTGAAACCAAACATCAGTTTAAAGAGCGTCACAACTTTGAGTTCTTGGACATTGAAGAAAATGACTTTGCACTAGAAGAAGCTATGCGTTGTAGTCATGAGCAGGCCACAGAACTTGTTCGTCTATTGCAACACGCATTGGACAATCGCATGAATGTGGTTGTTCATTGCTACGCAGGCATTTGCAGATCGGGTGCGGTCTGTGAGCTCGGAGTCATGATGGGTTTTGAAGATACTGGTCGTTTCCGCAGTCCAAATTTGTTAGTCAAGCATCGTATGATGAAGGCCCTTGGTTGGACTTATGATCCGGACGAAAAGCCAAATATTGATGACTGGAGAACGTTTAAATCAGTTGACTGATCTGCAAGCCCGTGTTATAATGTTATACTAAACAGTAAAGGACTACTATGGCAGGCAAGGCAAAATCGGTTTATTTGACTATAAACCCAAAAGGTACATTTACAACAGCATTTCACAAAGTGTTCTTTGATGCTAAATCATACAACGAATACGTTAAGACAGATGAGTTCAAAGCTAAATGGCCTGCAGAAGAGTATGATATTGTAAAAGAAACTTATTAAAGAAAGGAGGCAATATGCCAAGTGTATTTTTAGTCAGCGACACACACTTTGGACACACAGGTGTATGCCGCTTTACTCGTAACGATGGTGTTACAAAATTACGTCCATGGGATAGTCCTGAAGAAATGGACGAAGCTATGATCAAGGCTTGGAACGAACGTGTCAAGCCCACTGACAAAGTCTATCACTTAGGTGATGTGGTTATCAATCGTAAGTCATTAAAGACATTAGCTCGCTTAAACGGTGACAAAGTCTTAATCCGCGGCAATCATGACATCTTCCGTGACGACGAGTATAGGACCTACTTCCGTGAGTTACGTGCTTATCATGTGATGAGCGGTATGATTTTAAGTCATATTCCGTTACATAGTGATTCAATGGGTCGTTTTGGTACTAACATTCACGGTCACACTCACGCTAACCGTGTGAAGAAGGCCCGTGGGGTAGATGCTAAGACTGGTGCTATCTTATACAGTGACGAGAACGATGTTCGTTACCATTGTGTATGTGTAGAACAAACTCCGGACTTTGCTCCTATCTTATTCGAAGATGTTATTGCCCGTATTGAAGCTGAAGGCGGCTCAGTAGGTTTTAAGAGTGGCAACGGGCCAACAATGTAAGGAATAGTATGACAACATGTTATCAATTAGTCGGAGTTCCGGGTGCTGGCAAAAGCACCTGGATCAAAGATCAAATCTGGGCATTAGGTCTAACTGTGGTCAGTACAGACTCGTGGGTAGAGTTAGAAGCACAACGACAAGGTAAAACTTATTCTGAAGTGTTTACGGACTATATGCCCACAGCAGTTGATCTAATGGCCAAACAGGTTGTAAGGGCACGTGAGCTTGGCCATACTATAATCTGGGATCAAACTAGTACTACTATAGCAAGCCGTGCTAAAAAGTTTCGCATGTTGCCCGACTATGAGCATATTGCTGTAGTGTTTAAGACCCCTGAGCATACAGAACTTATGCGTAGATTGTCTAGTCGCCTGGGCAAAGAGATTCCCGAGCATGTTATTGCCAGTATGATTGCAAGTTGGGAAGAACCTACTGAGGAAGAAGGCTTTAAAGAAATCTGGTACGCAAGTTAAAATAGGACCTTCGGGTCCTATTTTTTTGACTCGAATTTTTTAATATTAAATACTGTATGACTGAATGTTATTACAAATTTAATTTAGATATAGATCAAATTTTGAATCTCGATTATATTATTAGGAAAGCCAACGAGAATGACGGTAAAGGTATGATTCTGGTCATGTCAGAGCTTGCTTTAAAACAGCCATTTTTCCAGTATCTAAAAAACTATGGTATACGAGACTACCTAATGTTGTTCTTACGTAAATCTGGTAATCTAAATGAAAATATACATACAGATTATGTAACAGAGGACGATACACATCATTATTCCTTTAATGTGCTGTGTCAAGGCCAGGGCACAATGACTTGGTTTAAAAGACCCGATGAGGGTAGTAAGATGTTCAGGCACCCAAATGATCCAACTAGAATTATATACGAAACGTATGAAGGTCTAACATTAGAACCTATGGATCGTTGGACTGATGGTAAAGTTGCACTGGTCAGAACAGGACTACCGCACGGTGTTAAAAATGAAGATGCTGAGAATCGAATATGCTTATGCATACGTATAGATGATTACGGATGGGAACAAGCTAAAGAAATTTACAATAACTTTTTTAAAAATGATATATTATAAAAAATTAGATTTAGAATTTGAGACAGTAGCAAAAAAAACACTTGAGTACGCAACATTTCATAAAGATAAAATTAAATCTTTTTGGACAAATATTAATTTTGAAAATTTTTCTAAACATGTTCCTGAAATAATAACAATGTTTTCTCCATTAAATATTACGCCGACTCGCATATCTTTAATTACAGCCGTTACTCCGGATAGATCCGATCCTGGAATACATAGAGACCACACAAGCATCCCTGTTAGAATTAATGTCCCCATTTTAAATTGTGAATATTCACAAACTAAATTTTGGCGTACAACATCAGAATCAACAGTAGAATTTATTCCCGGAACTGACATTCCGTATTTTTATCTTAAAGAATCCGAGTGTGAATTAGCTGATACTCTTGTGTTAGATAGACCAACTGCGATAAGAATATCCGAACCTCACTCTGTACATGTAGGAGAAAAGGTTCCAAGATTGGCACTAACAATTGAGTTTGCAGAAGACATCGAATATCTATTAAACGATTAATCCAACAAGTAACTTATATCCTGCTTAAACGCAACTGTGCAAGATATTCTTGGTAGCCGGTCGTGATTAACAACTACCTGATGCGGTTCTAACACACGCATAGCAACAGCCTGCGTTAATCTAAAACTATCCACAACTTCACAATAGTCTGGATGATATTGTACAAAACTATTGCCGTTAGGTTGTGCTTGCGACTTCGTTGGTCCAGATGCTTTAAAATATTTAGTTTCGGTATCGTCGCAATTGAGTATTGGAAAATTTACCCTGATAGGCACATCAGTACCGTCAGTGTGTATACTTCCTATCTTATAGTGCATGATAAAAAATCCAACCATTGTAACGTCTAGTCCCATAGGTTTAAACATAGTGAACAATTCCGGAACTTCTTTAACAATTTCTCTAGGTGCCGCAACCCAAGCACCTCGGCCTGGCGCAACAAGTTCAGGTCGTGATTCTAAAAATATTGTTATTTTGTCAGCAACACTTTGATAATTTAAGTCAAGGTATTTGTAATATTTCATACGGGTATTTAACCCCATATAAATAGACGTATGAATTTTATAAAATTAAAAAATAATCTAGACTTAGCTAACTATTCGATAGATGAAACTACTAATTCCTATGGAATGGAAGTAAATGGCGTATTTAAAGGCATCAAATACTCAAAGACCGACACTACCCTTAAGGAATCTCTGTTTAATTTAATTCCTAAAGAGAATCGCCATTTTTTCGATATATCAGTTATGCAAGTTAACACGTACATTCCGCCGCATACTGATAGTAATATTATGGCAACTATTAATTTCTATATTAAAACCAGCAACTGCGTAACACAATTTTATTCATTCAACACTGATGCTCCTCGAAAGGAACAACTTAAAACTCAAACTAATGGCTACTTATTTTCAATACATGATCTAAATGCAGAAGATAAATTTGTAGCATCATCAGGTGAAATATGGCTATTAAATGTAACAAAACCGCATTCGGTGCAGCCGATAGAGAACGGACCAGTTGACCGTGTTGCTCTATGTTTATCGTCTAGGAAATATAATTTTAATGAAACAGTAGCGTTGTTACAAGCGACTGGCGCTTTATGACTTTCTAATAAGTTTGATAAGCCAATAGGTAGGATCTAATTCCCACCAGTGTTTGTGACCAAAGTTTGGATTGCCTGGATCACCATGATGATTATTGTGCCAGCACTCTCCTGTGCTTACGGGCCAAATCCATGGAACATTAACGCTGGTATCTTTCGTATCATAACTGCGATATCCTAATTTAGGATAATGAACAATACTGGTTTGAATAGCAAAACTATGAAACGCTATCATGCATGGTAAAATCATAAAGTACAACCATAGATCGAAACTAATCAAAGCAATAATTAAATGACTGAATATAAAAACCTTGTTGTAATGATTATGAAAAATCATTGCGTCTTTATCTTTCAGTACGTTAATAGCATACTTTAAATTTAGTGTAGCATAATTTATTCTAAACAACCATAAGAAATATGCATGCCAAAATCCATCTTTAGGGCTATGCAAGTCTTTATCAGTGTCAGAAAATCTATGATGGTATCCTCGATGTATTGTTGTCCAAAATACGGGGCTACCTTGTCCTGCTACAGTTCCGCACCACAGGGCAAATAATTTTATTATACGATATGTTTCAAATGCTTTATGACTCATCATCCTGTGAAAACAAGCACCTACTCCTAACATTTTAAAACAGATGTAACCTAAAACGGTTGCAGTTAGCCACCATGCCGGTGCAACACCATTTACGATGTTATAGATAGCCCAGATTGCCCCCACATGCAAAGGTAACAATGTGTAAGTATTCTTTAATCTTTCTAAGGTTGATGTTTCCACAGTTTTAATAATTCCTGGTTACCGTTATATACTATTGTTTGCCAGCAAGAATTGTCGGCTTCGTTGGAGCAAGTTAAGTATTTATGTCCATTTGTTTTCCAATCAATGTTATACTGCCACTTGAACTCATCTATAACAAATTTTTCCCAATTTGGAGTTTCTCTACTGATAAAGTGCAATTCACAGTCTGTATTCTTGTACAACCACTCTGACTGATTTATAGCAGTCAATCCAAAACTAGGACTCATTTTTCTTGGAAACGCTATTTTGTTATTTGCCTTCCAGCATCTATTCATAATGCGATACACGCCCTTTGGCCAACACAATCTGCTGCCAATACTTGAGCATAATTCTGGAGTACCAGCATCGTCAAAACAGATGGTTAGAGCAACGGCAAAAGACATAGATTCGAGCCCGTAATTTTTCCAAAGTCGGTGTGTTCGATCTTGGTAATGTGTTTCTCTTAATTGGTTAAACAATGCATCAAGTTCTGCATCGGTTCCGGGTATCCAAGTTTTGGTTTCCATTAATGTTGACAAGGGGTATGAAGTGTGTTATTATATACGTATATTAACAACATGGTATTTAACTATGAACGGATTGATTAGAATTTTTCTTTGTTTAAGTTTAATCGGAACAGCATCTGCTCAAACTAATATTCAATTTAACAACTCGTTTTTTGGAGATACTATTACCTATCTAAATAGTAAAAACGAAAAACAGAAGTTTGGCGTTCGGGTCTATGGCAATAATGCAAATAAGCATACTGTGATCCACTTACACGGTTGCGGCGGCGTTAAACCTTATGCTAGTTCTTGGTTCAATAAATTTAAAGAATGGGGCTATAATGTTGTAGTAGTTGATAGCTTCGGTCCTCGATGGTTGGGCGAAGCTTGTTATAACTACGAGTATATGTCTAAGAAACCTTATGAGCGTGTTGACGACATGTTTGTAGCTGCCGAATGGATTATGAAGCAACCTTGGAATAAAGGTAAACCAGCCGCAGTAGGATTCAGTCATGGCGCTCAAGTAATACATATTGCTAGCACAAGCGAGTATGTACAAAAGTCTAAACAACTAATTAGTTCAGCTGTAGCATTCTACCCGTACTGTCATTATGATGTTGTTACAGATTGGGAAGCGGCTTGGCCAATGCAGATGCATCTAGGCAAACTTGATAACTGGACACCAGAATGGTTGTGTACAGGCCATGCAAGATTCCAATCTGATAAATTTGACTACCAAGTTTATGAAGGTGCTCATCACGGATGGGATATAGGATTCAGTGCTACGATGAATGCTGTTGGTAACGGCGGCTATGTAAGACCTCGAACTATTGAATACAATGCTCAAGCCGACCGAGACAGTACTGAAAATACTAAAAAATGGTTGGCAAAGTTCTTTAATTAAATTTTCTGTATTCTGGGAGTAGGATACCTTTAACAATAGCACTATCTATAGTTTTAGAATTCATTTCGAAGAGCCAATCCCATGAGTGTGTGGTGATTGGCTTTTCTAATGCTGGTACTATTTCGTCTACTACCATAACATATCGTTTACGGATAGTATCTCTCCATGCTCGATCAAACACTTTAATTTTACTTGCTTCTATTACACGATAGTATTCATAGTATCCTACACGTTCTGCTTCTGCAATAGCATACTCTCCACAGGCAGTTCCTGTATGTATAGCACGATAGTCTTTGTAGTCTGAAAAATAATAGCTCATAGACCATGCTTTGACTGTTATTGAAAAATCCTGACATAATACTGTTCGTAATTTACCATCTTCAAACCACCCAATTGCATTCCTACTCTTACTGCCCCACATAAGCCAATCATGAATTATTTTATCAACCAGTATTTCTCGACGAGATTTTCCAGCCCAGGGTATAAACTCTGACAAGTCTTGCCCCATAATTGTATCTATGTTAGACAATAGTGACTTAAAGTCTTCAATATTAGTTTTGTCTAAAAGTTTTATCATTTTGGTTCTAGCATTTCTTCAAATTCTTTAATAGGTATTTCCCAAGTACCAGTGGTTCTAAATTTTTTAGAATACTTCTTGTTTAGGTCCATACAAAGCCCGCTTAACTGTTCGCTGCCGTGAAATTTTAATCTTGGTTCTAAATCATTCCAGCTTTTAATATACACAACAGTTTTAGTTGATCTGCTGCTCATCTTGTAGGCTATTTCATTATACACACATTTGTGCATGACTGGATCTTGGATCATAGCTAACACTATTTCAGGATTATGCATAAAGAATCCTAGGCACCCTAGTATATTATTGTTAACAGCAAATCTATTCCACGCAAGAATATATTCGTATTCTATGTAGTTCCATTGATATTTAGGTTTACTTTTATCAAATATCCAATCAATCGATATATCTTTAGACACATACAAGTCACCGTTACCCAGTACAGGAAATCCGTTTAAATTATTCCAAACATGTTTTATTAATTTCATGTGCGGCAACATTTCACTTTGTGAGCATTTCGATTGTTCAAAATATCCATCCACTTCGTTAGAGGTTAACCAATTAGGGTCTATATCGTAATAACTGTGATTCAATCCGTGCTTGTTAATAAACTTATCAATATAATGTATTTCATGAGAGCTTAGGTCATTTTTAAATTTAAAACTAATAACTTTAAAGTCTACACCTGCATCAATAAATGCTTTAACAACAACTTCACTATCAAGCCCGCCACTTAAAAAAATGTAAGGAATTCTACTTAACTGTTCTGCTTGGTTGGCTACTTCTTTAGCGGTGTTTATACATTCTTCTTTAAAGGTACTAGGTGTTCTTGAACACCTGCTGTATGTGCAGAAAAATTTATCAGTTTCATAATTCTTTTTTTCTGCAAATGGAACACCGTTGTAGCCAAACGTAAAATGGTTGTCGATAGTGTAGGGTAGGCTCATGGAAAATATTTAGTAAAAAAAATAGTTGTTAAATAGTTTTATGAAAAATATACTCTGGGTACCATTAGACTTACCCCCAATTAAAAAAGAAGTTACCTTAGAAAACATAGGTACATTGTTTGACTATGTTCCCAACGCTAGTCCTGAAGAACGCATAGTATTATCAGAACAGAGACAGCACTACAAATATGCATGGAACACATTTAGATTAAGGTATCCATCATCTACAAGAACAGATTGGGAAGGACAAAATCTAGACGACAACTGGAATTGGACTGAGGGTGCTCAAAAACACTGCCCAAATCTTGTAGAGTACATAGTAACACAGTTACCTTTTAAAAAATTAAAAGCAGTTTCTATTATGAGTTCTACTGGAGTAGTTCCGTTACATTTAGATATGCCGCTAAATGCGACTGATAGTGAAAAGAAAAATTATGTCGAAAATGAACCTAGTGTATATAGACTGTTAATAGATGGTGATATGCATAAAGATAGTTTCTATGTAGCATCTAAATCTGTAGGTAAAAGATACGTTAGTCTGCCTGCAAGTTCACCAGGATGGGCAATGGGGTGTTACTCATGCGGCCACGGTAATGACGAAACTGTTCCGCATCAAAAACTATTAGTTTATCTAATGGGGGATTTAGATCAAAACAGACATGCAGAGTTAATCAACAGAAGTATTCTTAAATATAAAGATTTTGCTATCTTGTCAGAGGAACAGATCTAAATTCTTGCTTGCATACTGCATGTCTAATAAACACACTATGAGGTTTTGGTATTTTTCCATAGGCTTGGGTATGTATTTCATATTTTGGAAACTCATTAGCAGGTACAACCACATCAGTATAGACTTCATATCGAATCCAGTTAGGACTATACTTTTGCATCCTCGGACCATTCTTTGCATACTGTAACGGAACACTCCACCAAAAGTCATATATGCCTATAACTTCTGCATCAGCCATGGCCTTAGCAAAGCACGACTCTAATCCGGCACCGTACCCTTTACCAATCAATATGTTGTTAGTTTTAGTAGCATAATATTGCATAATCCATATAGGAATCGTAGTTGAAAATGATTGAGCCAAAATTGCCACAAGCTCGTTATTCTCTACTGCTCCTATTATTCGATCTCTATTACCTTCAGTTAATGCATATTCAGTTCGAGCAATTAAATTATCTAATACAGAGTCCTGATTATCTTGTTTGCTAAACTTCTGTCTGTTCTTCAAAAGTCCAACTACTCGATCTTTATAATCAAGTGTTAAAATTTCTGTTTGCATTTATTTTATGCCCTTAATTTTTTCGTGAATATGTCCTTCAACAAGCATGTCAATTGGATGCATTTCACCGTAAAACTCATTACTGGTCCAACTGTCTTCTTCTGCGTTGTAATCAAACCAAGGACAAAATCCCAACACTAGATGTATTCTATTCCTTACTTCGTCAGTATTTGGAAATACTCTATGTGGAAGATACGTATCCCATGAATACATATTCCCATAGTGCAAATGTTCAGGTGTTTGATTAAGTAGTTGAAACATAAATGTTTCGTCAGTCTTAATAGGTATATTGATTCTTAAATTTTCAAAGACTGTTTCATCTTTATGCCACCCAAACTTTGGTCTAGCTTCTTCAGTGACATATTGTGCATTAATAACTGCTAATCTTGCTCTTACACTAGAGCTTTTAAAACTGTCAAAAAAATCCTTCAGACCAGTTTCTGTTACACATGGAGGATAATGTCTAAATGCAAGTGTATCAAAATAGCTGTTTCTTATGGTTTTAAACTTTTGAATTTGCCCGTAAAAAAACTCATTACCGTTATTTTTTACAGTACCTAATGTTTGTTGGTTAGGATCACAGTCTTCAGTATATTCAGGATTGTATGCTAGGCTTAATCCCCCGTATTCCCTACCGTCCCCGTCATCAGATCTCCATCCAAGGAAACCGAACTTATCAAGTGCATTTAGGGTAGTCTTGGATAGGTCGTCTATGTCAAATGTGTGATTTAAGTTGATAAGACGTGTTGTATCTACCTTGGACTGCAAAGATCGTGCCCGACGTTCGATATCAGTATTCTGTTTGATCCACCCCCATACTGAATAAGGATCTGGGACTTCTTTAACGTAGAATTTGTGTGACATGAAATATTTATTTTAGTGTATCTCATGGTCTTCGTTATATTGGATCAAACGTCTTCGTATGTGATAGTCCAAGTGATGTTATTTTCTGTATGATACGCAGTACGATTAGTTACATAATCTGGATGACTAGCAATCACTAACTCATCATTTTGATCGCAGTCTTCTCTGCTAACCCAAACAGTTTCTGTACGAATTGTTAAAACATCTTTATATTTTAACATAGACATAATTTTTTCTTCAAAAAATGCGGTGCGAGAAAGATCTGTAAGCGTTGCTGTAATAGGACTAGTACTTTCAAGTTGAAAGAAATGCTTAACAAACTTATTTGGAAGAGTACTAGTAATAATTTTTTTAATGGCCATGGAAAAACTCCTGTATTTTACTAGCAATATTTATCTAAATTAATAGAACGCTTGTTTTGTATTGATGTAAGGTAAAAACGCTTGAAAATTAATATTGCCGAACACTCTAATTGTTATACGAATACCGGGAGTATATCCAACGCCGTGAAATGCACTATCATTAAACAGCATAGCATTACCCGGAACTTTGTAAACTTCTTTGTTTGTATAGGAATATATTTGCATAGGAATATTGCCCGTATCTGGAATAATACTTAACCCTAATGTTTTAGCATATTCGGTAGATAGAATAGGCGGCCCGCCTACTCCATAGTCTCGATGTGTGGGAAAAAATGTATTTTCTGTAACAAATACCCTAATGCAACCAACGTGAATATACGGCAAACTCTCAATACATTCTATAGTATAAGGCATATTACTTTTATATTTTTCTATCCAACTCCACGAATCTGTTGGAAGAGATTTAGTAATTATAAATTTTTCTGCATCAGGATTGTGTGTATTTTCTCTTAGATAAAAAATATATTGCCCTTGCATGCCGTTGTGTACGTGCGTTGTGCCGTCATCATCGATATAGTCTATCTTTTTGTATAGCTCATCGGTTTCTGATTTAAAC